ACACACGTCGTTCTGGTTATAATGTCAAGACTTGGCAACAAGACTACTTTACAACCACAGCCACTGACTATGCAATTGATGCTTATTCAGCAACCACAGCCTATGCTGTGAATGACTTTGTGAGTTACAGCAATGGCATCTACGTTTGTGCCGTGGCCACCTCAGCCGGCACAGCACCAAGCAATACTGCATACTGGAATCTGATAGATCTCAGCACATGGCTCACAGCAAGTGGCAACAAATCCAATGGCAGCATGTGGTCAGGTCGCTTGGCACAGCGTCAAATTATTGTGGAGGCACTCAAGTCAGGTATTGACACCAGCGTGGCAGCACGTGAAGAACAGAACCAATACAATATCATTGCCACACCTGCTTATCCAGAGTTGACACCAAACATGATTGCACTCAGCAACGAACGCAACAACACTCTGTTTGTGGTTGGTGACACACCCATGCGCCTGGGCCCAGATGGCACAAGCCTGGTGGCGTTTGCTACCAACAACAATGGCCTGGGGCAACCCAATGGCGATGGCAACATCTTGACCAGCAACTATTGCGGTGTGTTCTACCCCAGTTGTCAGACCACAGATCTTGGCGGAAACACAGTTGTTCAACCACCAAGCCACATGATGGTACGCACAATCTTGCGCAGTGATGCCGCAAGTTATCCATGGTTGGCGCCAGCAGGCACACGTCGTGGTGTTGTGGACAATGCCTTGGCAATTGGTTATATTGAAGCCACCACAGGTGAGTTTACACAAATTGGCGTGAGTCAATCAGTACGTGACATCCTGTATGAGCGCAATATCAACCCAATCACGTTCATTCCCGGAATTGGTATCACCAACTTTGGTAACAAGACCACCACTGCCACAACCACAGCACTGGATCGTATCAACGTGGCACGCCTGGTGTGTTTCTTGCGTGGACGCCTGGAAGAGATTGGTAAACTGTACTTGTTTGAACCCAATGACACAATCACACGCAATCAAATCACCAACAGTGTTAATAGCCTGATGATTGACTTGGTTGCCAAGCGTGCCTTGTATGACTACCTGGTTGTTTGTGACTTGAGCAATAACACTCCTGCACGTATTGACCGCAATGAATTGTGGGTAGACGTTGCTATTGAGCCAGTGAAAGCAGTGGAATTCATCTACATTCCCCTGCGTATCAAGAACACTGGGGCAATTGCTGCCGGACAATAATGAAACTGGGGCCTGATTTTTCAGGCCTCGTTTCAGGTAAATAAACATATAGGAGATAACAAATGGCAAGCGCATCACTAAACAGAATGACAGTACCGTTAGCAAGCGATCAATCCGCGAGCGCCCAGGGCCTGTTGATGCCCAAACTCAAATACAGATTTAGAGTATTGTTTCAAAATTTTGGTGTAACTAATAGCACAACAGAAATGACCAAACAAGTTGTCAGCGTGGCAAGACCCAATCTAACATTTGAAGAAATCGCATTACCAATTTACAACTCAACGCTGAAGTTGGCCGGACGTCATACCTGGGCTGATATCGCATGTTCAGTACGTGATGATGCATCAGGCAGTGTTATGACACTGGTTGGTGAACAAATGCAGAAACAACTGGACTTCTTGGAACAAGCATCAGCCGCGGCTGGTATTGACTACAAGTTTATGACCACAATTCAAATTCTTGATGGTGGCAATGGTGCAGACACACCTACAGTTCTTGAGAACTGGGAACTGTATGGTTGCTACCTGAAGGGTGCTGACTACGGTGAACTCAACTATGGTACCAACGAAGGTGTCACAATCAATTTGAACATTGCTTATGACAACGCCGCACAGACCAAGACCAGTGTGAACGATGGTGGTATTGGTGCTATTGCCACCGGACTTGGACGCACCATCGGTGGTTCAGTAACAGGTGTTGGCCTAGGCGCCTAAGGGCTAGGCAATGCCAACATTTGGTCAACAATTCTTTCAAGGATTTACTGAAGTCAATGCCTTGCGTGATTACACTCACGCAAGCAAGGTGTTTACTCCCAACTCATTTGAACTTAAACCTCGGTACAAGTTCCTTTTCCACGTTAGTTTTACTCTTAACTTTGCAGGTGTTCCTGGCCTGGCTGCCTATCTTGGAGTGCAAGGCAATTCATCATTGAGTTATGTGGTAAAGACTGTGGACTTGCCCAAGTTCACAATTGCCAACGAAACTCTCAATCAATACAATCGCAAGCGTGTGGTACAGACCAAGATCAATTATGATCCTGTCACTGTGGTATTTCACGATGATGCTGGGGACAATGTGCGCAAGATGTGGTACGCCTACTACAACTACTACTACAAAGATGCCAGCCAAAGTTACAATGAAGTATTGGAAAATGGCAACAACGGCAGCCTTGGTGAAAGCGCCAATAAAGTCACAGGATTTGGATACAATATTCGTGACATCTATGCCAACCAACGTGTGGGCAATGTCAACGACTGGGGCTATATTGGTGAAGCCTACAATGATGGTACATCAGGTCCTTCGGGCAAGGCTCCGTTCTTTCTTGATATTCAGATCACTGGCATGGATCAACACAAAACAGCAACTTATGTGTTGGTCAATCCACTAATCACCAATTACTCACATGATCAGTACTCCTATGCAGAAGGTGCTGGCACCATGCAGAACAGCATGACCATTGCTTATGAAACTGTGAAATACTATGCAGGGGCCATTGGCAAAGGTAGGCCAGATCAGAATATCAAAGGCTTTGCTGATCCCTCTCACTATGATCAAACACTGAGTCCAATCAGTCGTCCGGGCAGTCGTGCCAACTTCATGGGACAAGGTGGCCTGTTGGATGCCGCAGGAGGTATCATAGAAGACTTACAAAGTGGTGGACCATTGGGCATCATTGGTGCTATACAAAAAGCCGGCACAACCTACAATACGTTTAAAGGTAAAAATCTCAAGAGTATTGCTGTCAACGAAGCAGTGGCTCTGGGAACAAATGTGGTCAAAGGAGCAGTACCAGCTGCCATGCGACAGATTCCTGGACGAGCCAGTGGTATGTATTATCCTACTCCAAAGTGATTTTTAGGTAATTACTAATTATGGCCAGCATTAATTACACCAACTACAACATTGATCAAACAGTACGAGTGTTTGATGCATTCTATGACTATGATGTGAACATTCCTGTGGGTGACTATGACATAGTCAACAGTTACTTCAAGAGTGTGATGACCACAAAACAAGCCGCAGATAACTTTACTGCCAGTTTATTTAGAGTGGCACAAGACACTAATATTCCTCCATTGACCCTGTTGCAAACATTCCAGGCCAGCGGTGAGCAATTGGATCTCAACATCAACATGGCCTACTATCTCAACAGTATCAGAAGCCGTGCTACCTTGTTGGGAGTGGGCATACCAGTAGCACCCAACTACTACGCGGCTAGAAACGTCAGACAATAATGGCACACTGGGCACAAGGCACATATACAGTAGTGAACCGTGCCAAGTATGTGGGCAACGGCGAGCCCCGCTACAGATCTGGTTGGGAATTTAGTTTCATGAAGTTCTGCGACTCAAATGATGCTGTACTACAGTGGGCCAGTGAATCAATTGCTATCCCTTATCGTCATCCCTTGACAGGCAAGATGACACAGTATATCCCAGATTTTTTAATAACATATCGCACTAGAGGCAATCAAATGCGAGCCGAATTGATTGAAATCAAACCCAAAAAACAAAGCGTAATTGAGTCAAAAATGAGTTCAAAAGAACGTGCTATAGTTGCCATCAACTATGCCAAATGGGACGCGGCGACCAAATGGGCCCGACGCAACGGACTCACATTCAGAGTCATAACCGAACAAGACATGTTTCACAACGGTCGAGCGTGAGCCACTAAATATTGGCATGACTCGTAAACTTGAAGACCTTTTTGATCTCCCACACACCGAGGAAGAAGTAGACCTTGCTCTGCCCACACTTCCTACCAATAGAGAAACACTACTAGCCCTGGACGAAGCCATTGACAAAGTAGACAATGCTTTGCCTGCTGTGCGTGGGCTTGAAGCAACAGATACCGAAATGGATGAACTTGCCGGCCTGGCAACAGGCAGTTACAAAGATCTCATGGATCTTGGTTTTCAAGTTGATTCACGCTTTGCCAGTGAAATCTTTTCAGTAGCATCAAACATGCTGGGTCATGCTATCACAGCCAAGACTGCCAAACTGGACAA